GTGCTTCTACAGCAGTACGTTCATTGCGTGTTAAGCTGCCGGTGGGGGCAGCGATAGGGAAACTAAAAACAAGATTACTGCTATTAGTAACATCTGGTTCACAAGAGACTCCCTTGTCTTTTAAAAACTGTGCTAGAGGGTCTTTAACATCAGCTCGCACAGTACGTATATAATAGGGGTTATGTCGTGGGTGAATACCACTAGCACTGTCCACAAGCTGTGAAACCGTACCACTAGGTTTGATTGTGGTTATAGCAGCAGAAGCATTAATACTAAGCTTCTCTGCCCACTCCTTATTTGTTTCTACTGTGAGAGCACGTAGTTGTTGTAGTGACTGTGACAGGCTCATGTTATCCCAGCTCTCTCTATCTGAGAGGACTCGGTGGTCCATGATTCCTGTTAAGCTGACGCCTAACAGGCGTTCTTCTTCTGCATTCTCTTTCCATTTCTTACGGATATATTTAAAGTCTGTAAGAGTAGACTGGAATGTCCCAATAATTGTAGCAATCTTTACCTTATGTTCTAGATCCTCAAGGGTATCGGTACTACGTACAACTACCTCTGAAAGGTTGCAGAACCCAAAAGGAGGTAAGATGATCTCGCCGCATGGATTCGTGCCGAACTCTTGGTTGGCATCTCTACGTCCGTTCCTAGCTGCCTGCTTCTGTGCTGAGACTCGGTTGAAGATTCCCCGCTCACCACTCTTACTCTCATAAAGTACCAATGTCTGGTCTCTCCGCATAAGCTGCTGAGATATTAGCTAAGGCTCGTTGTTTCTCAATTAACCACCATCCAATGGATTTATCAACCTCTAGTTGTTGCTGACTATAGAGATCATTCTTTTTATTTAGAATGACTTTATATGTCGGATGGCATGGCTGATTCTTTTTCATTGTGATGGCGTAATGCCATTCTGTATCTGTCTCGTTAATTAGAACATACTCGTCTATTTTATAGACCGATTTGTAACGAGACATTCCCTCGTCTGAAAGATCACTAAGGCAGATAAGCGCACTCCGCCGGACACCTCCCACGACCACAACCTCTGCAATCTTACACACAAGGTCCGAACATTCGACGCTAGTGAGTTTTCTTCCAGCAGCTTTGCTAAACAGGGCAACCGCAAATGTGAATAGTTCTTCAAGGGGTTTCGGCCCAGAAGCTCTGCCTCCAAAAGTCTTAAGTCTAGCCCCCGCTGGTCTAACTTTTGATACGTCCCACCTAGGAATCTGCCCCGAATATAACAAGCTGATGAGTTGTCTGAGAGCGGCTGCCCATCCTTGCTTACTATCTGCAACTGAAATTTCCGTGTCAGTTCTATGGAATGATTCTGCCACGTCCGGTAGCCGTGAGACATACTGCCTTTCTACTGAATACCCAACACCAGTACCGTTCATGAGGATAAACATCACCTCATCAAAACAGCGTGTGTCTAAGATAGGAATAAAACTACAGTTGAACCCTGCAATATTATCCCGTTCAAGAGCATCTCCAGCAGTCATGAGAGCCCTCATGGAGGGCATAACTTTCATGCTATGAATAGCTTCGTACACTTCACTGTACGGAAAGACCTCTGGGTAACGCCTCTTCCAGAAGTCGCAGTAACGTGCTACGGTCTCTTCCCATGTTTCTCGTCGTCCTTTGTCCTTAGACCAACGAGCATAGCGGCTACTATGTATATATTTCTGGTAATTGTCTATTATTATACTCCGATAAGGGCATTCAGTGAGTGCTCAAAGCATCTAGGAATCTCTTCCTTAAGGCGTTTAGCAACCTCTTGTGTTTCTTGTTGCGTGTGTGGATCTGTACGTAGAGCAATTACACGAGTAAAGAAGGGGAGAGAGCCTGTCCAAATCCACTCTGTCATTGTGTTCTGAGGCAACACCATACGAGCCTGCTCTGGCGCAACATTATTACGAAGCAGTTCTTTATATGTTCTAAAGGAAGCGTCCACACTCTCCTCTACACTATGAATATCAAACCAACCAACATCAATGACAGGTTCAATCCGTGTTTCGCCACTACCTTGCTTTACGTTTTCTGCTCGTCCTCTCCACTCACTAGGAAAGTAAAACTCCGGTTCTGTGTCCACGTAACGACGAGATACCTCGTTCCACACTCCCCCAACTTGATGCTTACCAAGCTGGCGCGCAACGAACAGAGGAGCTTTAATTCTGAAGGAGAGACAGGTATGTGCAAAAGGAGTCCAGTGATTGTGTTTAGCTAGGTATTTAATTAGCTTCACATCTTTCTCTGGAAGTGTTGGGTTTTCAATGTAATGCTCATACTCACTACGCTTGTTGAATGACACCCTAGCAGCGTTAACTACTGAAACATCGTCTCCCATGTAGTCAACCAAACTAACAGAAATATCAGCCTTTTTCATACCATTCCTCATACAAACCTAAGCGTTGGTTTTCCTGTACCATATCATCAAGAGCCTTTTGTGCCTCTTCTTTAGCCTCTTTATCTTGTTGTAGGCGCTCTAGATAACGCTTTTTACCTTTTGTATTATCTGCGTGTAGCTCTTTGTACGTAGTATTACCAGTCATTTCACCGCTTTTGCAAAGTCTAGGAAGTTGTCGTTAATCTGTTCTTCAAGGGCTTCTACTAAATCAATGTTGGTCCACCCAAGGATGTCCAAAATCTCCTCTATAGAAAGTTCTGCTGCTACTAGTTCTTTTAGTTCTTCAAGGTTGGGGTGCATGTTCTTTTCCATGGTAGGCACGGAAAACTTCTTCTAGTTCTAGACGTGCTTGGTATTGTTGTAGTTGCCAATCTTCTTTTTCTTTCAGCTCACATTCGGCTCCGCATGCAGCATACCCAGCTAAGTCTACCCAGGAGTCTTTGTGCATGGGGTTTGTTTTAAGACGTGCAATCTTTAGAAGACCTAACATAATAGCCACCTCTGAGGGCTTAATTGTCTTATCTAAGAAACTGCTCCACAAACCCGCGATGGTTTTGAAACTGTCTTCTGGACCGGTATTACTAGAAGCCCGGTCTTTACTAACAATGGCATAAGCCTCGTCTAAAACACGCTTCCTAATGGTTGGGTGGTCTTTCATAGGGGGCATGCCCCATAAGTTAATTGGCGGTAGCATATTTTGCATTGATATATTTTAAAGATACGGGCATTAGATCAAAGTCACCATCACAAACATCATGAGCGACTAGGACTCCTCTCCAGTGTTTGTTTCCTTGGGGCCCCAGATAATCCTCATCATGCTCGTAACACGAGCCCGCAATGACTGAGGTGAGTGCTTTTCCATCAGCTCTATGTCCCATAGCAATCTGTAGCCCTTGCTGGTGGCCCTGAATACAAGACTGGTGCTTTTTCGTAAGACAAGTAGCAGCAGATGAAACAGGGCGTCCAAGAACGCCGCTAGTAAAATAATGGGAATAAGCCACCCCATCAATAACAACAACGTCAAGAAATTTAAACACTTCCCAACCAGCTTCTTTGTAGCCCAGGTCGTCGATTGATAGAACACCTTCCAGTTTGGCATCATTGTTTATTGCTCTGTTAATCCTATCCTCGTGATTACCTAATGTAAGAACAAGACGTGGACTGTAAGTTTTGTGTTTAGTTTTTCTAGCATTGTCGTTGAAGGCTTGTAGGGGACCTAGAAGGGTCTTCATAGCCTCTTTAACAGCCTTTACATCGTTAATATAACGCCGTCCCTCAAAACTCTTTTTACCTACGTCATAGGAGCTTAGGGAAGGCATATCAGCGAAGTCTCCTAGGCAGACAACAACATCTGGTCGCATCTCCACTAGATATTTACCTACATGTGTTAGAAACTCTGTGCTGTCTCCTGGCCTAATCTGACAATCAGGGATAATGAAGTGCCGCGTCATTGTGTAGTACCTGACCCACCCACAAAAGATACTAGCTCGTCGTCGTCTCCTACCTGTTTAAAGGGCAGGGCCCCTTGTTCAAACAGATAGGAGACTTCACTTGTTTTTACTGCTTTTCTTACGTCTATTTCGTTCCCCTTTTGTTTTTTCTTCGTGGCATGGTTTACACAAGACCTGTAAATTAGCTTTTTCACAGTACAAGTTCTCAACAAACTTGTCCCAACTAATCCAACCTATTGTGGGGTCTATGATGGGCTTTATGTGATCTACCTGCACATCTTTACTAGTGTATTCTTTATTACACGTAGAACAGAGGTAATGCTGGGCAATTCTACCAGTCTTCTTGTTAACCTTCTTGTCTGTCTTAGCTTCGTTTAGTGTTTCATATTTAGGGGGCCATCTGCGTGACCCACTACGCAACACACTTACAATGAAACTTCTTTTTCTTCCGTCTGTCCAAGGAATGGTGGTTCCCACATCTTCCTTTCCTTACGTTGAATGAAGAGTAGCTGTGCATTAGTATGCAACTTAATCTCCCAATCCCCTGTCCATGCCCAAGTGTCTCCGTACAAGTCTCTTACATACCTATACATCTCATCTTCATCAAAGCATAGTTCAAGAGGCTCCAGAAGAGCCTGTACAAATTGAGGGGTTGTGGTGCGTAAAGCTCCATCAAACCCCGGAACATTGTCTGAAGCATCTCCTGTAATTACCTGCTTATAAAAAGAACGTAGGCCAGATAAGGCGTCTACAGATCGCCATTCTTGTTTTACAAAATTGTAATGCCTACCTGGAATCTGGAGGAGGTCTTTGTCGATTGAACAGATAACAGAGTCTTCGTTTTGTTCAATACCGAGTAAATCATCTGCCTCAATACCAATGGTGACTTGCGTATCCCACTTTTCTTTGATATGGTTCTTACATGTAGCTAGGTGAGTGGGCCTAGGTTTACCTATACGATTGGCTTTGTATGCTGGGTATATACTATTTCTATAATTACCCTCACCTCCGATAGCAACTAGGTGAGCGTCAGCAGAGGTTTCTTCTAGGATACGAGCCATCAGAAAATCAATTCTTGACAAGGCCTCTTCTAACGGCTCCTCTTGTGGTTTTGCTTTTGTAGGCATACAAGAAGCAGCACATCTATAGGCCACTATGTCACCTAACCGTCTATGAGAGCACGGATGTTCATAGACCACTACCCTCCTTCAGAGTACCATTCTCAGTATGTGAAATTAAATATTTCATAGCAGCTTTCATTTTGCAGTGTTCAAGTACTGATGTAAGAAAGTGGCGAAACCATCTACAAACTCTTCGTCATGTGGCATAGCCTTACCCATGGAATGTAAGATGGCATGTACCAGCTCGTGGCAGAAGGTTTGTTCCTGAATCTGTGTTGATAGTCCCTTTAAGACCTCAATCTTAGCATGATCACCCGTAGTTACCCCAAGGGCCCCTGGTAGGGTATCTGGTTTAGAAACAGTCCAGGAGACGGCTCCTAGTAGAAAGGATTTAGGAATTTTCACAGGGGTACATCATCCAGATCGTTTGGCATATCTACAAGGGCTTTTTTACTAAATACGAAATCTGTATAGGCTTGTGCAAGCTCAATAACCTTTTCCTTATCTAGTGTAGCTTTTGATCCAATAGCTAGTGTAGCAATGGCATTAGACAAGCTACTTTGCTTAACAATGTACACCTGCTTTGCTGCCCGCTCTTCGGGGCTCTCGAAGGAACGATTTACAGAGGCTTGTGGCGCCCCTGGGGTTTGTGGCGCGGGTTGTCCATTGACCTTAGCTACATAGGCTGCGGCTGGGCTTGTGG